CTTTCATACCAAAGTCGTTTAAAATTCTAGCTAGTTTAAGTCGTTCACAATTTTTGTCAATGAAATGTTTGCCGCCAGATACTCCAAGTCCAAAAGTTTGTATTCCTGCGGATGCTCCTACGGCACAAACATCTTGTGTCATAGAATTATAAGAAGGTGCTCCTGCTGTTGGCGGAGCTGATCTTATGTTAGAAGTTGTTGAATTCGTCGTGTTTGAAGTTGATTCACTTCCTGATTGGTAAGTTGTGCTGGATTCATACCCACCTTCGATAGCGGTATTGGACCCAGAAACGTTAGACTGGGTAGATCCTGCTATCGCTCTTGTTGAACACACCAATAGTGTCAGTATTAAAAATGTATATAGATACTTCATCAATTTCCATAAACTCCTAAGTACAGTTGTTTTTGTCTAAATCAATTGGCTTGTCACCATTATAAAACCATACATAAGATGAAATCTTTGTGCCATCTTGTGTATAGGTACATTTTTTGCCTACCGAGCAGGCGCTTAATGCAAATAATAGTGCCAGAACTAAATATAATTTATTCATTTGGCTCCTCTGTTTTTTCTTCTTCGTCTTTTGTTTGACAACATGTACCGGCTTCTTCTTTTTCTTTAGTATGCATATTACAACATTTTGTCTCGTCTATTGACATACTTCGCATTCCTCATGTTCACAGTTCATACAATTACAGACACCATACATATCACCATGTTCTTTCAAAGAACAGTGACAATTACAGTTACAATTTTTACACTTCATTACTTATACAGGTCCTTCATCAACCAGTCACAAAATTTTTTCCATAATTTTTTAATCATCCTTGGTCTCCTCAATATTATAGAAGTACTTATCACTATCTTCTGTTTTCCATTTACTACTATCTTCTACATTCCATTCGGAAGTCTGAACCTTCCAATCGAATGGTATTTCATCCCTCACCGTGAAGGATGGTATGCTCCAGATTAGTCTGTTATTTGGCTGAGCCGCATAATTGCCATTTTCTAATGCCAATATATGAGCGCACTTATGTTCGTGCGGAATTTCCGAATGATCGGTATCAACTATATTACTCTCTGGATGGGCCCAGTCAACAGTAAAAAGATAGGCGCCTGAGTACCATTTTTTATCTTTGCCTATGAATTTACCGGACTGACCGTCCAAGACATCAAAAGAAGTAATGCTAGGATAGTAACTAAAGCAATTCCAAAGCTCCAACTCATCAAGTCGCATCCTAGGAACTTCTTCTGGCTTATAGCTTCTTTGTATGAATGCAGAGATTGGCAAACGGTAGAATACAGCTCCGTTTTCCATAATTGCGTGAAAGAGTATTGGACGCCCTGTAATCGATGCCAAACCAAAGATAAGACAGTCTTCCACTTCTCCATGGTGAGCTTTAAGGTCATAGAGATATTCTCTCCGGACCTGCGCATAAGTTGCAGGGATATTCGCGTTTAAGTATGCCATCCAACATAAAGTCCTATTGTGCTGTAATTATTAAAGCGCTGCTATAACTAATATAACAGCAACAACTCCAACACCGATCACAATTTTTCTATGATCTTTCCATAAGTGTTTTAATGTTTCCATGTTTCCTCCTAATCGTAAATGTTGCCCCAAGTTTTTCCTGATTCGTAGTCTACTTTGTTAGGTACTTCTAGGTCAACTGCGGTTTCCATTATTTCAATTATTCGTTTAGCTTTCTTATCAGATTCTACAGAAATATCCAGTTCGTCGTGAATCTGTATATGGGCTATAATACCCTCTTTATATAAATTTAGCATTGATTTTTTAGTCATATCTGCTGCAGATCCTTGTATTAATTTGTTTAAAGCTTTGTAGGTAAACGCTCTTCTAATTCTATTTTCGCCGTATTTTTTCATTGCGTCTTCCCATGTCATAGGTGTGTGCATGCCAAATTGTGCAGGTTCCCATTTATTAAATCTGCATCCTCTTCCTAGAAGAGTTCGGATTTCTCCTTCTCTGGAAGCCCATCTTGACGTTTCATTCATAAGATCTCTAACAAATGGAACTCGTTCGTGGTACTGATTGAATAATTCTTCAGCTTCTTGTTTCGTGCTTAGTCCTAATTCTGCTTGTAACTTGGCCTTTCCCATTCCATAAAATAATCCAAGATTAATAGTTTTTGCTTGAAGTCTACTAATGCCTGCCATATCAGCAACGGTTTTGTGGAAATCAATATCATTGTTCGAATAGTTATTTACAATTTCTTTTACTGATGCATCTTCTTTTATACCTGCAGTGGTTGCTGCAAAATGGACTACAAGTCTAGGTTCTTGTTGATTGTAATCAAAACATCCCCACACACAACCCTCCTCGGGAATGAATAGGGATCGAATCATTGGTCCGAGATCTTTATTGCGTGCGGGAATTTGTTGTAGGTTTGGATTGGAATATGAAAACCTTCCTGTGACCGTGCCACCCTGGTCTGATCTTATTTGATTAATATCGGCATGGATTCTTCCTTTATGTTCATATCTTAAAATGGTATCTAGGAAAGTGGTATGTGCCTTGTTTATTTCTCTAGCTTTTGCTATTTTATTAACTATCGGATGAGTATGCTCTTGCAGGAAATTTTTGGTGAATGATGGCGCATTTGTTTTTACAGTTCTTTCGTAAGGTAATTTTAATTTGTCAAAAACTTTGGCAATTGATCTTGCTGCCCATATTTGAATATCTTGGCCTGTTTCTTTTTTTATTTCTGTCAGGAATTGCTTTTCTTGTTCTAGTAATTGTTCTTTCAATTGGTGAGCTTTTTCAACATTTACGCGGACGCCCTTAAATCGCATGTCTACGAGACAAGGAAAGAGTTGAGTTTCTAGATTAAATATCTCTGTTAAGTTTTCTTTTTTAATTTCGGTTGATAGCCGCTTGAATAAATTTAATGTTAAATAAGCATCTTTTTCTGCATACTCACCCACATATATTGCTGGTAATTTATATAATTCTGCTTTAGCATCTATACCCCAGTTTTTAGCTATTTCAAATAATGTTGCTTCGCTTTTTCTTTCCCCTAAATATTCCCAACTTAATGCATTTAATGTGTAACGCATTCTATTTTCATCAACTAAAGAAGCCATGACCATCGTATCCACAATATGCCCATTAACTTTTATTCCATAGGAACGAAGCCAACAGATATCATACATGGCATTATGAAATATTTTAGTTGCTTCAGTTGCACAAACGTCGGATACCCAACTTAAAATTTTCTTTTTATCTAAGTTGCCTCCACCTTCGTGTCCGAAAGGATAGTATTTACACCAACCATCAACTGCTACGGCCACTCCAATAATTTCTCCGTTGCCTATAACAGCACCAGATCCTTTTGATTTTAAATCTGGATCTCTTGTTTCTAAGTCTATAGATATAAATTTATATCCACTTAGATCTGGAAAATTATCCGGGGCTATCCATTCGGTTTGAGCCTCGAACATTATTTACCAGCTTTCCACTTTTTATAACCTTCTATCCACGATTCTGTTTTTTCTTTCTCTCCTCCGTAGTCTCTTTCAATAATCATATCAATGAAATGTTTAGCTTTTTCTAAATCTTCCTTTCCTCCTTTATTTTGATGACGTAAAATATATTTAATAACATTTCCTTCAGGATAAAGCAACTTGTTCTCCACTACAAACCTGCTTGGCTGAATTTTAAATTTGAGATAATGTGATCCTCCGATTTGTTTTTTATAAGCACTCATATCCGATAACCGTATTCTCCTGACTGGTTAACAATATATAAGTTTTCAAATGTTCGTGTGATTCCTACAAAAAATAATCGATGTTCCGGATTTGGGTCTTTTTGATAAGCGTTAAAACTATTATAATCAATATCTAACATTAAAACTGTATTTTGTCGCTCGTCGCCTTTTGCTCCATGAATCGTTGATAGTTTGATTCTAGGTTTAGCTTCTGGAGATATATCTTCGCCGTTTTTTTCCATAGCTATTATGAAATTTCTTTTTTTCTCATTAATTTTGTCTAATGCTTGTTCCCAGTTGCTTGTTGCTAGAAGACCGTGCTCGTTTCTCAAATCTTCGATATTAACTAAATC